CCCTCATTTTTCCCCGAGGGTGATATTTTCAGACACTTTCTATAATGCTGGGATGGATACCTCCTCCTCGGGGTATTGGTAACAGCTGTTCTCCTTTCAAGAGTATTATAGATTTAACGAAACTCATCCCAACATTATAAAAAGTGCCTGAAAGTACACCTAAACTAATGCAAACTATTATAATTCATGACAAAAGTATTGACATTCTTGCTATGACTTGGAGGTGATGTATAATGGCCAATACAAATAAAAAACAACAACCAGCTAGAACTCCTCAAGGAAGAGAAAACCAGTTAGTAGCACTAGCAACTGAACTTGCAGAGAAACAAATGCGTGATGGGTCGGCATCATCTCAAGTGATAACACATTATTTAAAACTTGGCTCTATGAAAGACCAGATTGAGAAAGATATTTTAGTTGAAAAGAAAAAATTAATAACTGCACAAACTGCTGCTATTCAATCAGGGAAAAACGTTGAGGAACTTTATAAGAATGCCATTAGTGCTATGCGAAAATATTCTGGATCGGGTGACTCTTATGAAGAAGAATAGAAATTATTTAGATTTAATTGAACTCCCAACCTTTGGAGAAAGATTTGAGTATTTAAAATTAAATGGTGTAGTTGGAAAAGATACTTTTGGTTTTACAAGATGGGTTAATCAAGTTCTTTATACTTCTGTTGAATGGCGGTCTTTTAGAAGAACTATTATTCTTAGAGATAATGGAATGGATTTAGGTTGTGAAGGATTCGAAATTTATGGGTCAATTTTATGTCATCACTTAACGGCTATTACATATGACGATGTTGTGAATAAAAGATCAATAGTCTTCGATCCAAATAATTTAATATCTACAACTTTAAAAACTCACAATGCTATACACTATGGTGACATTAAAAGTTTAAGTCTTGGTCCAATAGAAAGAGTTAAGAATGACACTTGTCCTTGGAGGTGATAACTATTAATAATCAAGAAGAAGACTATCTAGCGCATGTTGGAGTTTTAGGGATGCATTGGAATCATCATAAAAGTAAAAACACCATAAAAACTGAAACCTCTAATATTGATAAATGGGGAACAGATAAAGACCATAATATTCTTTATGTAACTGGACTTAGTGGGTCTGGTAAATCGACCTTAGCTAAAAAATTAAAAGATAAGAACACTAATATTATTCATCTAGATCCGTACTTTGAGAAAATGGATAAAAATGTTTCAGATAATATACAAGATAAAGAGTTTAATAGTTTCTTAAGTAAAAATTTTCCAGACTATAAAAGTATAGCTAATCCTAAAGATGGAGAAAGACATTCTAAACAATGGTGGGATAAAGTTGATAATTTAATGAATCAAACTGAAAAATTTGCAGCTAATCAATACCCAAAGAAAAAAGTTGTAATAGAGGGTGTGCAATTAAGTGACAATACAACCTATCCAAACAAAGACTTCTTCAAGGATAAACCATTAGCCATAACCAAAACAAATGCTGCAAAATCTTATTTAAGGGCAGCCAGAAGAGATGGTAAAAGCTTGACTACTATGACTAAAGAAGCTAAATTATTTATGCAATGGTATGGTAATATGAATAATAGTATATCAAAACTATCCAAAACAGCAGACACCAAAAAAGGTAAGGATTGGGTGAATAAATATTTAGCTAGTAAATAAAATTAAAAAGGGGGAATCCTTATGGGCAGTATACTAACCTCAATAAAAAAATTATTAGGGATAGGCGACGAAGATGTCAATTTTGATCCTGACATAATTATGCACATTAATTCAGTATTCTTTATTCTTAAACAATTGGGAGTTAATTCAGACATACCCTTTTCAATTGAGGACAAGCTCCCAACTTGGGAAGAATATACTCTGGATAATTTAGATCTTAATGCTATAAAGTCTTATATGTATTTAAAAGTTAAATTATTATTTGATCCGCCATTGAGTAATGCCTTAGTTCAAATAATTAAAGATCAAATAGCAGAACTCGAATTTCGAATAATGATAACTGTCGACCCAAAACCTATAGTACAGGAGGTAATAGATTATGGAGAATGTTAATACTTTAGAACACACGGGAGTTATGGGAATGCATTGGGGCCATAAAAAATCTTCAGGTTGGTCTGCAAAAGATAATACTGTAGCCAAACAACACGTAATAAAATCTGGAGGAAAAATAGCAAAGCCTTATGTTAAACCGGCTACAACAAAAATCACTTCTACTGGTCCAAGACTAACTGATGCTCAACTTAAAAGTAGAATCAATAGATTAGAAATGGAAAAGAAGTATGCTACTCTTACAAAAAAAGAAATGTCCCCTGGTATGAAATTTGTTAAGGATATGCTTCTTAATACTGCTAAAACTGCAGTAACAACCTATAGTACAAAATACATTAACAAAACATTAGAGGGACTTTTAAAGGCTAAAATTCCAACTGATACACCTACTCCTACTCCTACACCTCCGCCTGCACAACACTCTAATACTTCTACCTCTAGCCAACACTCTAATACTCGTTCTAATAATACTAGGAATAATGCACGTACTCGTACAACTAATTATACATCCTATCATGCTCCTTCTGCAACAACTCGTAATTGGATGGCTTCTAGATTAGCACTTCCAGTTCCTAGTAGTACATCGTCTAATAGAGTATTACTTCCATGGCAATAAAATATGTCATTAGACAATAAAGCAACTCCTAAATATTATGGAAAATTTAAAGCAGCAGTAATGAGGGGTGACATTCCAGTTTGTAAAGAGATATCTATGGAAATGAATCGAATAGATGATCTAATAGCAAATCCTGGAGTATATTATGATGATAATGCAGTAGAAGGATTCATAGGTTATTGTGAGGAAGAACTAACTTTAACAGATGGTTCAGATTTACATTTACTTGACAGTTTTAAAGTATGGGCTGAACAAATATTTTGTTGGTTCTATTTTGTTGAGAAAAGTATTTATGTGCCAGATAAAGATAATCATAGTGGGCGTTATGTTCGTAAGAATATTAAGAAACGATTAATTAATAAGCAATATTTAATAGTAGCAAGAGGTGCTGCTAAGTCTATGTATGCTTCGTGTATACAAAGTTACTTTTTAAATGTCGACACCTCTACTACTAATCAGATAACTACTGCCCCTACAATGAAACAGTCGGATGAAGTAATGTCTCCAATAAGAACGTCTATAATAAGGGCAAAAGGTCCATTATTTAAATTCTTAACAGAAGGGTCATTACAAAATACAACAGGATCTAGGGCCAATCGACAGAAACTTGTATCTACTAAGAAGGGTATTGAAAATTTCTTAACTGGTTCGTTGCTTGAAATACGTCCAATGTCTATTGCTAAACTTCAAGGACTAAGACCATATGTTTCAACTGTAGATGAGTGGTTATCTTGTGATATAAGAGAAGATGTTATTGGTTCAATAGAGCAAGGTGCATCTAAATTAGATAATTATTTAATTATAGCAATGAGTTCAGAAGGAACAGTTCGTAATGGCAGTGGAGATACAATAAAGATGGAGTTAATGGATATACTAAGAGGTGATTATGTTAATGAGCATGTATCTATATGGTATTATAAACTCGACGACATACAAGAAGTTAATGATCCATCAATGTGGTTAAAAGCAAATCCTAATCTTGATAAGACTGTATCTTATGAAACCTATCAACTTGATGTTGAGAGAGCCGAAAATGCTCCAGCATCAAAGAACGATATTTTAGCCAAACGTTTTGGCATACCACAGGAAGGTTACACTTATTTCTTTACTTATGAAGAAACACAAACTCATCGTAAAAGAGATTTCTGGAATATGCCTTGTTCTATGGGTGCTGATTTATCACAAGGAGATGACTTCTGCGCTTTTACATTCTTATTTCCATTACCACGTGGTCAGTTTGGTATTAAAACAAAAAGTTATATAACTGGTTTAACCTTAAGAAAACTTCCTGGTGCTATGAGAAACAAATATCAGGAATTTATTGATGAAGGTAGTTTAATAATCATGGATGAAGGATCTGTTCTTGATATGATGGAAGTCTATGAAGATTTAGATCAATATATTCTAAACTCTTGTTATGATATTCGAACATTTGGTTTCGATCCTTATAATGCTAAGGAATTTGTAGCTAGATGGGAACAAGAAAATGGTCCATTTGGAATTGAGAAAGTTATTCAAGGAGCTAGAACAGAATCAGTGCCCCTTGGCGAATTGAAAATTTTATCAGAAGAGAGAATGCTCTTATTTGATCAAGCACTAATGTCATTTGCTATGGGTAATTGTATAACTCTTGAAGATACAAATGGTAATAGAAAATTATTAAAAAAACGTTATGATGAAAAGATAGATAACGTTGCCGCTTTACTAGATGCTTATGTAGCTTATAAAGCAAATAAAGATGCTTTTGAATAAGGAGGTGAGATATTTTAATGATATTTAGTCAAAAAAGGAGGGGTGTAGATAAATGAGATTTAATGATAGACTACAACATGCTTGGAATGCATTCACTAATAAAGATCCAACAGGTATGGATTGGATGGGTAATACTCGAGGTTATGGTCCAGGATATTATACACGACCTGATAAAAATAGACTATCTGGTAGTACCAATCAATCAATAGTTTCATCCTTATATAATAGAATAGCCATTGATGTTGCTTCTGTTAAAATATCACATGTTAGACTTGATGATAATAAGAGATATTTAGAAGATATGGATTCATTACTGAATGAGGCATTAACAGTAGAGGCTAATATTGACCAAACTGGACGCGGTTTAATACAAGACTTAGCAATGTCAATGTTTGAAGAAGGATGTATTGCAGTAGTGCCAATCGATACAACTATGGACCCCAAATTAACTAACTCCTATGACATTGAGACTTTAAGAGTGGGAAGAATAGTTGAGTGGTATCCAGAACATGTAAAAGTTGAAGTTTATAATCAGCGAACTGGTTTAAAAGAACAAATTACAGTAAGTAAAAGTTTAACAGCTATTATAGAGAATCCTTTATATGCTGTAATGAATGAACCAAATTCTACATTAAAACGTTTGATTAGAAAACTCAATATTTTAGATTCAATTGACGAACAAAGTGGTGCTGGTAAATTGGATATAATTATTCAACTACCTTATGTTATAAAAACTGAAGCACGTCGACAACAAGCCGATATTCGAAAGAAAGATCTAGAAATGCAATTAAGCGGATCAAAATATGGTGTTGCATATACTGATGGAACTGAAAAGATCACTCAGTTAAACCGACCAGCCGAGAATAATTTGATGGCTCAGATTACGTATCTAACGAGTATGTTGTATAACCAGTTAGGTCTAACCGAGAGTGTCTTTAATGGAACGGCTGACGAAAAAACAATGCTTAACTATTTTAATAGAACAATTGGTCCAATATTGAATGCTATAACAGATGAATTTAAACGTAAATTCTTAACTAAAACTGCTCGAACTCAGAAACAAACAATTACTTATTTCAGAGACCCATTCCAACTTGTGCCTGTTACTGAGTTAGCCAATATAGCAGATAAATTTACGCGTAATGAAGTCTTATCATCTAATGAGTTCAGAGGTATTATTGGTTTTAAGCCTTCAAAAGATCCTAAAGCTGATGAATTACGTAATAAGAACTTGAATAGTGCCAATGCTCAAACACCTAATGATCCTAATACACCTATCGACTCAACTACTGATCCAACCATTGACCAAAATGCACCAACACAAACAGATGTTTCTACTCAACTTGATGCCCAAGGAGTTATAATGAACAATTTACTTAAAAGTCTAGAATCTGAGGTGGATAAGATTTTAGGTGGTAGTGAAAATGGATAATATAATTGGAATTGATAGAGTAGAAGCATTTATACGACATTTTGTTGAACAACCTTATGATCCTGTAAAGGCTCATGAATACTATCTAAAGAATAGAGAACTTAAAGGTCGTTCAACAAGTGGAATGAGTGATGCTCAGAAAGAACAATGGACTTATTCTAAAGATCAAATATCTTCAGATAAGAAACAAAAGGTTGCAGCGGATAAACTTGCAAATGATCAAAAAATTGAAGCATTTCAAAAAACTGCTGATGAGACTCGTAAGAGAATTTCCGAAAAACTTAAAGCATATGAGGAAAAACTTACAAAGGAAGCAGATGCTGAACGAATTAGTATAGCTACTAAACTTAAATCTGATATTGCTAATGTTGCACCAATACCTAAAGGAGTTAGTGGTGATCAAAGGGCCATTCTTGTCGAAAGCAGAAACAAAAAAATAGATGATATACGTAATGCTGCTGGTTTAAATAGAAATGATTTAGCATCTAATACTAAATCATCACGACAAGATATAAGTGCTACTGTGTCAGGCGAAAGAGAGAAAACTGCAACTGATTTAAAAGCTACAATCACCAAAACAAGAGATGCTTATGCAAAAGCAAAAGTTGAACTTGATGCTAATTATGAAACTACATATCAGAAAGCGTATAATAAAGTAATTACAACTATTGCTGGAAAGCCTAAGACAAAAGGCAAGGGTTCTAAAGCAAAAGATGCAAATGACTTTAAACCTAAAGATAGTAATACTATCTTTTATACAAAAGCTGAGATGGCAGCCAAGAATCATAAATAATTAGATTAATAATATTAATATGAAGGAGGAAATTAAAATGCCTAAATTTGACTTTAGTGGATATGCCACTAAGAATGACATTAAATGTTCTGACGGAAGAACTATCCGTAAAGATGCATTTAAAGAAAATAATGGAGTTACAGTACCTTTAGTTTGGCAGCACATACACGATAATCCTGCCAATGTACTAGGCCATGCTCTTCTTGAAAATAGAGAAGATGGTGTATATTGTTATTGTTCGTTTAATGATACTGCAGCTGGTAAAGAATCCAAAACCCTTGTTGAACATGGGGATGTTAAATCGTTATCCATATATGCTAATAAATTAGAACAAAAAGGTTTTGATGTTATGCATGGAATGATTAGAGAAGTTAGTCTTGTATTAGCAGGAGCAAATGAGGGTGCATATATAGACAATCTTAGTATTCAACATGGAGATTCCTATGAGACGGTGGATGATGAGGCTATAGTTTATATGGATGAACCAATTAGTTCAGAGGAAATAGAACATGCAGCTACAAAAGTTGTTGAGAAGCCTACTGAACCAGTTAAGCCAGTTGAAGATAAAAAGCCTGCTGAACCAGTTAAGTCAGTTGAAGATAAAAAGCCTGCAGCTGAGAAAACATTGCAAGATGTATTTAATACACTAAATACAGAACAGCAAAATATGGTATATGCTATGCTTGCTGATGCTTTGGGAGAAAATGATACTCCTACTCCAGAACCTACTGTAGATCCTAAAAAAGATACAACAAAACCTAATGGCAATGACAAAGTTGTTGCACATTCAATTGAAGAAGGGGGAAAAGATATGAAAACAAACGCATTTGACAAAAAAGAAGATAACAAAGAGGTGG